AAAAATATGGCGGAAAATCTATTTATAATATTTTTTGGCTTTGCCTTAATACTTTATAAATTAATTTTCCGCCATAATAAACTAAATTAATTAAAACTAATAATAAAAATCTGGCGGAAAATCTATTTATAATATTTTTTGACTTTGTCTTAATACTTTATAAATAGATTTTCCGCCAGAATAAACAGAATTAATTAAAACTAATAATAAAAATCTGGCGGAAAATCTATTTATAATATTTTTTGGCTTTGCCTTAATACTTTATAAATTGATTTTCCGCCAGAATAAACAGAATTAATTAAAACTAATAATAAAAATCTGGCGGAAAATCTATTTATAATATTTTTGGCTTTGCCTTAATACTTTATAAATAAATTTTCCGCCAGAATAAACTAAATTAATTAAAACTAATTATAAAAAATATGGCGGAAAATCTATTTATAATATTTTTGGCTTTGCCTTAATACTTTATAAATAAATTTTCCGCCAGAATAAACAGAATTAATTAAAACTAATAATAAAAATATGGCGGAAAATCTATTTATAATATTTTTTGGCTTTGCCTTAATACTTTATAAATTGATTTTCCGCCAGAATAAACAGAATTAATTAAAACTAATTATAAAAAATCTGGCGGAAAATCTATTTATAATATTTTTGGCTTTGCCTTAATACTTTATAAATAAATTTTCCGCCAGAATAAACAGAATTAACTTTAGATTTTTATGATAGAATGAAGAATATAAATAAAATTAAATTTTAAGATTTTTAAGAATAGTTTTAGTGGAATAATTTATAATACAAAATCTACAAATAGATTTAGTGTTATTTTTATTTGATTTAATAAAAGAAAAAGGAACTAAAGATAGATGTTTTTCGCATAATCTTCTATGACATAAATCACATTGAATAACAACATTATTTAAATTATTATTATTAAAATAGATATCATATCTAAAACAGAATGCTTCATAATTATCTTGAGTTATTTTTAAAATATTTTCTAAAGGTTTATCAAAAAAATGAGGATATAATCTGTAAAGCATTATTATTATATTTTTTTTACTTCTTTTATTTATATTTTCTTTTATATAATCTTTTATATCAAATATTTCCATTAATATTTTATTTGCACAATAATAACAACTATCTAAATGATTATAATCTTCTATATAATCTTCAAATCCAAAAATATAATCCTCATACTCTTTTATTGTTGTTAAATTTTTTTCTAAATCATCATTATATTTTTCATCATTATCATCAACTAATAAATTATCAAAATCAGAAGATGAAGGAGAAGATTTTAAAGATTTAAAGGAAGACATTAATATATTATAAGATATAATATATAATATTAAAAAATCAATTTTTATTATAAAATCAGTATTTATTATTATAAAATCTAATATAAGTAATAATTTCTTCTAATGTTTTTTCTTCATAATTAGCTAAAATATTTAGATTATTTTGTTTTACTAATCTAAAATATAGATATCTAGCAGCATTTAATTTTTCATTATATTTAATATTATTTCTTCTAATATTTTCATAATAATTTTTAGTTTCAATATATTCTGAATTATTATTATAATTATTTATAAATTCTATATTATCTTGACATCTTTCATATAAATCATAAAAAAATTCTTTTATTATTAAATTATTTACTAAATTATTTATATTCTCTTTTTCATTAATAAATTTATTAATTAATATATTTTTTATAAGTTCTCTCTTCTGATTTAAATTATAATTTGTTATTTTGTATTTTCTTATACTATCATATAATATCTCATATATATTATTACTAAATTTACTTTTATCTATGTTTTCTACTATTTTTTTATAATCATTTATATTTGCATTTATATTTATTATTATATCCGTGTTATATTCTATCTTCTCTATTTTATCATTATTTATTATCATTAATAAATTCAAATCTGTCGCCATATATCTATTTTTATATTTTATTTTTTATTATTTTTTATTATTCTTTATTTTCTTTATTTTCTTCTTTATTTTCTTCTTTATTTAATATTTTAATTTCTTTATTTTCATTATTTTCATTATTTTCATTATAATTAATTAGGACTTGTATTTTGCGTTCTAAATCTATAATTCTTTTTAATAAATCTTGTTTAGTAATATTTTCTACATCTAAATAACTACTTGTTGATTCTTCTTTACCTATATAATTTTTAATAATATTTTCATAAATATCTTTATAATCATTAAATTCCTGTTCATCTTTTGAACTACAATATAAATTAAATTTATTTCTTTCTCTTATTAATAATTTATCATCTAGAAATGTAATATTAAAATTTTTAGATTTAAAATAGTTCATTACTAATTCTTTTTTATTATTTATTTCAGATTTATTTTTATTTAACCAATTAAAAAATATACTTTTGTAAAGTTTCATTATATAATTATAATATAATATAATTAAAAAACTTTATTTAATGCGTTTAATTTTTTATATTATAATATTATAGATGGAACAATTACCTATCTTAATTTCCAGTTCTTTAGCTTTAATAAATCTTTCTCATAGAGTTTATTTAAATTATAAACATTCCAAAGAAAAATTACAAGCCAAACTTATCAGATGTAGACAAGGTCAATCTAAAAAACAAAGACTTCTTGGTATCACTATGCCCAATTATTTAGGAAAAACTCATATTTGTCAAACTTTTCAATCTTCTATTGATGTAAAAAAAAGACTTCTTATTGACACCGATGAAATTCTTAAATCCTATATGAAACCTAATGAATATGAATTATATATTAATTCTAAATCCGACGTTCATAAATTAAAAGCTTTTAATACCATCATTGACTATGTTAATGAATGTAAAAAATTATTTACTTCTTATGATTTAATTATTTTCTCTTCTGAATTAGATTTATTTTATCATTTAAAAGTTGATGACCACGTTGTTATTGTCCCTGTTTATAGTTTTAAAGAAATTATAAGAAAAAAATTAATTGAATCTAAAAAACAAAAATTTGAAAAACAAATTTCTGATTATATAAAAACTTTTAAAGATGTTAATTATGTTGATACCTTTGATGCTATTGAAAAAATTATTTGTTATAACTTTAAACTTGAAAAGAAAATTTAATTTTTTTTACTATTATTTTTATATTCTTTCTGTGTTTTTATCCATTCTGCATCATCTTTAAATTTATCATGTAATGCTGGATCTTTATATTTATTTAATGTTGATAATGCTACTAATCTTCTATATACTGCTAATGGTTGTTCTTTATTTATTGCTTTATGTAATGCTTTATGTCTTTTTACTTTTGAACTCTTTTTTACTTCTTTATAGCCATATTTTCCTAATACATCTTTTCTTAATGAAATTCTAACTTTTGAATTTCTTTTTGATGTCATTATATATTATTATTTAAGAAAAATATATTATTTATATATATATAATGTATTATTTGTATTTAATTGATTCCGAATTTCATTTATATGATAAAATACAACCACAACTTTTAAATTTCCATTATTTTATTATTCCCTTCCATTACACCAATATTATCATCACTATTGAAAAACTTAATGATTCATACCATCTTTTTATCTCCTATTTTAATTATAAATTATCTATTTCTGAATTTATTTCCGATAATATCCAATATTTCATCAATAAAGAATTCACTCCCATCAATAAAATTATTCCTAATAACTTATTTCTAAATTTCCTTGAAATCGGTAGAGGTTATTAATTTTTATAATTATTCTTCTACTATATAACTATCTCTACCAGCAACTTTTATTTTTTTAACCTTCTTATTATCTTCTGTTTTTTCTCTTCCATATATTCTAAATTTATAAGGAACTTCTATTATTTCTGGCTTATTTATATTATATCTCTTATAATTATCTTCAAAATCTTTTTTTATTTTCATCTGTTTTAATTGCTCATATAAACTTGAATATGCAACAAATAATATATTTTTGTATAATTTCTTTATATCTTCCTCTGATAATTCATTACTCTTTATTCTCGCATCTAATCTACCTATATATATTATCTCGTTTTTTATATAATTCCCTATTCCTGCTATCTTATTCTGTTCCATTATTAAACTTGCTACATATGTCTTCCTACTCTTTATTATCTTATTAAAATATTCTTCCGTAAATTCTTCAGAAAATATACTAACTCCTAATTTATTTATTATACTTTTATGTTTCTCTTCATCATATATTGCTATTTTTGAAAATCTTCGTCTATCTTCCATATATAAAATTATTTTATTATTATTATTATTATTATTATTATTAATTATAATTTCATATTTAATATTTTTAGGTGGTTTAATGAATTCAATCCAGCCAGTAATTCCAAAATGGATATGTAGATAATAATTTTTATTATTAGAATTACTTGAACAAACAAACCACATTAATTTTCCTTTACAATCTATTTCTTTTATAATTCCTTCAAAATCATTTGGAATTATAGCTGGTTTATCAGTATTAAATATTATTTTCTCTATTTTTTTATTTGTTATCAATTTATTTAATAAAACTGTAAAATATAATATTTCCGGACTTTCAGGCATTTATATATAATAAATTTTTTATTTTAATATTATATATTAAAATGAATTTCTCAAAATTAATTTCTATATCTGATTCCCATATTATCAATTTCCTTAATAATAATAATCTTTCTAATCTTATCTCTTATTACAATCATATAAAAACTTATCCAGTGTATTTGCATCTCGGTATTATTATATTATCTCATCTCCTATCTAACATCCTTAATAATATTTTTATTTTAATTCTACTTTTTGATAGTCTTATATTATCTATTGTCCTCTTTAATAATAATTATAAATCTAAAAGTTCAACTAACATCAGACTAGCTAAAAATATTTTTATTATTTTCTTATCATTCATTAATATCGTCTCTTTCCCTATTATCATCTTTATTTTTATTTTATTACACTCCAAAAATACATATTTTCATTATATGCTTTTTATCACTCTTAATAATATTCTTAATATCTTTTTCTCATATTTCCCTTTCTTACAAAAATTTTATAATATCAAATATCTTTCCTAATTATCTATATTTATAACTTTCTTCTTTTTCTTCTTCTTTTTCTCCACATTTTCCTCTCTTCTACTCTCTTCTTTTTTCTCTTTTTCTTCTTTAACTTCTTTAACTTCTTCTTTAACTTCTTTAACTTCTTCTTTAACTTCTTTAACTTCTTCTTTAACTTCTTTAACTTCTTCTTTAACTTCTTGTTTAATTTCTTGTTTAGTATCTTGTTTAGTATCTTTATTTTTGTTAAACATATTAATTTTATCTTTGATAGAATTAAAAGAATTTGTTGAATTAGGAGAATTTAATTTTTGGATGATTAAATCTTTTTCTTGGATAATTTTATCTTTTTCTTGAAGAGATTTAAAGAGAGATGAATTAGAGAATTCTTTTTTAGCATTTTCTAAAGCGGTTAATTTATTTTGTAAATTTTGATTTGATTCTTCAAGAGATTTAATTTTTAATTTTAAATCATTAATAGTATTATTATAGCTGTTAAAAGAGACAAGAATATTATTCTTAAGAGTATCAAAAGAAAGATTAATACTAGTAGAGTCCATATATATAATAATTATTACGATATATTAAAATAAAATCAATTTTTATAATATATGGAATTAATTAGAATTCAGCCAAATATAATAGTTTGTAGTTATAATTATTTCGTTTCTAATATAAATCTTATTAAAAATGAAATAATTATTAATACCACCACAAATTTATTAACATTAAGAAATTTGTATAATATTTCTAAAAAAGATCTTAAAAATACTTATAATATCATAAATTTTATTAAATATATCAATAAATCACAAATTATTATTATAAAAGATTCTATTAATAATCTTGCTTATAAATTTTTAATTATTTATTTTATGATTATCTATAATTTAAGATTAAATATGGCTGTTTCACATCTTCAAAAAATACCTAATTTTAATTCTTACATTAATAATAGTTTATATATCTATGAATATATCCTTTTTGATAAATATACAAATTATTCTTATGGTTCAAATATTCCTATTCCTTTAGATTTAGATATTGAATAACATATTAATTAAGATTAAATATAAATTAAATATAAAAAATAAAATTTATATAATTATAATGAATAATATAGTTTTATCATTTATATATAACTATACATCTCAATTTATCCTTACTAGTAATTTAGTATCTTATATTCTTTTCAAAAATAAAAGAAATATGACTAAT